CGAATATACTTTATGTGCTTCCAATCTGCATCGAAAGCATTTATACCATCTTCTTCTACATCTGGACTATCATAATTTTGCATAGCGTATAGAAGAACATTCTTCTCGTTCAAATTGTATAATTTCATTTTTAATAGTCTGTGTCCATTTCGTATAATACAATATCAAATGCGGCAGTTACCTTCGCACCCGCATCGGGTGAATAACCAACCACACGAACATCCAAATCAGTCTTCTCTGGCAGTGCTAGAGGAATTGCAAATTCATATACATAGTTGTTTTGATATATATTAGCAATGTGCTGAATCCTAAATGGTTTATAGTTTCCTTCATCATCTAGGGTACGACCAAAGAATTCGATAATCATATCCTTGTCTGCGGAGGCAGAAGCGGCACCCTTTAGGACGAGTCCAGTGTAGTTACGAGGTATTGTATAAACGCACATTAGAGTTTGTGCATTTCCAGGTTGAATCCCCATTACAGTTGTACCACTAGCAGTTACAGTGATTAAACCAGCATTAGTTGTCGTTTCGACAACTGCACGATATACACGCTTGAATTCTACAGAACCAGTAGCACCTACTGCAATAGTTTCATCAACCCTATCGTAATTTGCATCAAGTCCAGATACGGTAATAGATTTACCTGTATCACTAGCACCAACAACAGTCAGTACTTTAGGTGTATCAAATACGCTCCAAGGATAGATGCCATCAGCACCATCCCAAATAGTTTTGGATGTAGTGTCAATTCCAATTCTTGCACCAAACTTATGAATATGCGAAACTTTAGGATGACTGCCTAGAGCAATATGCATTCTTTCGTCATTTAGATATCGTCCCATTACTTAAACCCCAACTCTTTTAGTTTAGAAATAGTCTTAGTTGTAGACGTATGGTGAATGCCTATGCCACCTTTTGCTTCCCATTCATTGATGTTCTTTATATAGTCATCAATAAGAATGTTAGGCATACCATTCGTTACTGCCCACTTTTGTTTGTCTTCCCGAGGAACTAGTAGAATCCCCTTTGGTTTTGTCATCAGATTTTTTGCAACCCATTGCTTTTTCTCTGGCTTGCTTGTAGGCATCCTCTTGCTTGGTGTAGATAGAATGTACGGGCTGTACTTTCCGATAAATCTCCACAGGGCGAGTCCATCCGACATAGGTTTGAGATTGAACCAAAATTTGTCTACTCCTTTAAGAATGTCCCACTTTTTATCTTTTTCGTTATGTTGCCCTTTAGCATTGAACGCTTGGTCGAAACCAGCATCTTCAAGTGCTTTGTTTGCACCACCGATAAAATCGACAAGGACCATATCCATGTCGCAGTAGATTTGCGGCAGATTTAAGTCAGCCGCTTTCGCTTCACTGAGTATGTCCTTGAGCGTTTTCACTTTGTAATTCCTTAATATTCTGAATCTTTTTCTTCTGGGTCAATTGTTACATTACCCTTCTTGACTGTTTTTTCTTCTTCGGACTCTGTTTTGATATCCGTTTTAATTGTAACTGGATATTCTTTTCCGCCGAATGTGAATTTCTTCTTGCCTGCTTTTTTAGCGGCAGAAGCGGCAACAGTAAAGTCAGATGCATCTTCTTTTGCAATCTCTTCAGGAATTGCAAACTTTGCTTCTGTAATAATAGGTTTTACTTGCATGTCTCTGTATGCTTGTGCAACTTGATTGATTTTACTCAATGTTGATTTGACAGAAGACACAGGTGCGGCTGCAGGAGTAGGAGTAGAAGTTTCAACAACAACAGCGTCTGGTTGTTTATTCATCATGTCTCTGTATGCTTGTGCAACTGCATTTAGTTGTTTTGCTGTGGTATCGTTTGCCATGATGGGTTTCCTTATTGAATGTACATGTTAAGTTCATAGAACTTGTTGTCCAAGTTTGCGATTTGGACTTGCAATGCTTTACGTTGCTCTTTCCCATCTTTCATCAACTTGAGTGAATATGAATTTGTTTTACCTTCGCTAGGCTTCTTAGGACCCATTGCAACCTTGCGGTCATAATCGTCTGCGTCTACTTCGTAGCCACGCTTCATAGCAACTTCTACTGCATGTTGAATTGCAGAAGAGAATGTTTTGTGCTTGACGGTATAGCCGCCATCTTTTGCTTCTGCAACAGTCATAATGTAATCTGCGATTTTAGCAACAGGCGCATTTGGGTATGCTTTGATTGCACCGTCAAATTCTTTCTTGACCATTGCTTCTGCGTCTTTAGGGTTGCTACCCTTCTTGACTAAATGTGCGACAACTTTCTTTGCATCAACTGCTTCAGACAAGTCTGCTTCTTTAATAACTTCTTCGTATGCTGGTTCAACTGATAGTAGACCTTGCTTAGACTTAGGAACATTCAATGCCTTGATAGCAAAGAGTTTCGCACTATACAAGTCTTTAGCATCTTTATCTTTGTAGATTTCTACTTGCTTGCCATTGAACATTGCAATCCAACCAGCAAGTTTCTCTTCATCAAGTTCAACTTCTTCTTTGATGCCCAAACGCTTCATGTGCTTCTTAACAACATCACGAGCATCACCCGTTGCATTCTTTTTACCTGCAACATACAAGTCATCAAACAACTCATCATCCCCAACAACAGCACCAAGTGCCTCAATAGCATCATCGCCATTACGACCCAACTTGATTGGCTTGCTCATCAACTTCTTAAAGTCAGCCATCAATTTTGGAGTATCTGGCAGATGCCATGTACCTTCTTTGACTACTTCTTCGGATGCTTCACCCATGCATTTGCCTTCAGCCATGCACTTGCTTTCTGTTTTGCAGTCAGCACATGTTTCAAATGCTTCTGCTTTTGTTTTTCCTTCCATAATATCTTTAGCGATACCTGAAAGTACTTTTGTTAGTTTGTCGTTAAACATTGTTATTGCTCCTTAATTTTAATCTTTAAATCTGTCTTACCTTTGATGATTCTATGATACTCAAAGGATGAAATCTCAATCTCATCGCCTTCTGAGAGAATCATTGGAAGTTCATTATCTCGCTGGAACATCCAACCCTCACCCTCAAGTATCACGACAGTTCTATCTTTCTTGTCTCTATGCCATACTAACTCACTTTGTTCAGTTTGGCAAGAGAAAATTCGAATATCTTTGTCTTCTATGTATGGATTTACCAAAAGAAATCCCCACCCCCACTTAATCCAAGTTCTTTCGCATACATCGGTAGTCTGCATGACCAGTAACCTGGAGTTGTTTTATCATTCTTGTTATCACAATCATGTCTTGCTACAAATGATGCTCTTGCTTCTGGGTCATCAATCTTTGCTTTCAGACCAGAAGTATCACCAAATGAAACTTTTACGACATTACCTTTATCATTCTTAACGTACACATAGAACTTCTTAGAACCACCACGCTTCGGTGAGTTGAGTTCGACCTCTTCATCAATCCACTCTTCTACAAGAGGAATATCAAGAGGGACGTACTCACCATCGTAACGAGCAAATTCACCAATATCAGTACTCTCTAGTAAGTATTTATCCAACCCCTCAGAGACGACATTTAGTTCTCTTGCAACATCAAAGAGTTCATAGTACATCTCAGAATGTGGGCGATAGATACTGTGTAGGGGTTGATTATTTTCTACTGCGTAAAATACAGATTCGGTAGCAAGAATCTTTCTCGCAAACTTTGCTAATGTTCTTGCATCAAGTGAACCACTTGTCCAACGCATCATTTCACTAGCCCAATATTCAAGACCATGACGACCTTTGGGGTCTTCATCTTGTTGTAGTTTGATTAGTGCTTGCGCCGCTTTTTGGTACTTATCTTTTTGACCAGGTAGTTGAGAAATAAATTGCTTAACCCACTGTGGTGCTTCTTCAAGTTCACCTGGGGTTGCTTTCTTGTAAGACTTAACAAGTTCATCAGTACCATATTCGAGAGATTCTCTATAGTATGCATCCTGACGTATTTTTAGGTTATCGTCTTTTGTTCTAAGTTCAGATGGATTGTAAGCACGGTTTCTGTGAATAGAACGCACTTCTGCATCAGTAACACGCTCAATGGATTCAATATCATCCATACGCTTGAGTGTCAAACGAATTGAAGAACGTACTTTAGAAATGCTTGTAGACCACAAGAAGAATTCTGGGAAGCCTTTAATCTTCACTGCATATGGTACAAAACGTACTTGAACATCCTGATATGGGTCATCGTCAATGCCATCACCATCAACATCACCGATTTGTGGCAAGTCGTTTGATGTTACTTCTGCAATGTATGCTTCACGAACATTTTTCAACTTCTTCTTCTCAGTCTTCAAACCCGCATCAATCTTAGCACGAATTTCTTTTGGTAATTCTTTGTAGTGGTACAAGGGAACACTATCAGCAGATGGTTCAGAACCTGTCATCACCATTTGCATTTCATCATTGTAGTGTTGAGGACCTGTCCACTCTTGTCCGTCAGCAGTGTAATGTCCTTCAGACTTCCATGAATGCTCTTTACCATCATCAGTCTTTTCTTCTAGTGGGTCAAACTCTTGCACTTGTAGTTTTGTGCTTGAAGTTGCAAAGTTCTTCTTACGCATGACTGTCTTCGCAACCATGTCTAGTTCTTGATTCTTATCATCCCACTTCAGTACGAATGGCATGTTTACATCAGTCTTAATATCGTTAAGTACTGCTTCTGCGTCTGGACCTAGTTGAGCAATCTTCTTACCATACTGTGCGTATGTCTGCTTGAACAGACGAACTAGTTCAGCATTAGTAATTTGAGTTTTGTTACGGGCATCATTCACACGGTCCAAGAAATGTCGTGTAAAGTTTACGTCAATACCAACTTTTGCAAACAACTTGTCTGCATACTTCTCAATAGCGTTTAGATGTGCTTGTGTAATCTCACCTTCTTCAGTAAGTTTTACACGTTCACGCAACATATCAAATGACTTCTTAGTGTAGTCTTTGAATTCTTCTGCAAATAGTTCATTGATGTTTGCTGGAGCCCAATCTTCATCTAACTCTTCATCAATGTTCCATGCTTCATTTTGTTCTTTTGTTTTGCTGTTGTACATCTTCCAAGCAGTAGCGTACATGACTTCTGCCCACTTGTCGCCGTACTTGTCTTTGAATGATGCTTTAACTTTAGGGTCTTCAGTCCACTTCAGAATCTTATCATCTGGTGGCGCTTTTTCTGAGATTTGTTCACCCGATTCACTCAATAGCATTTCGTCAAATAGTAATTCAAACATTTCGTTGATTGCGGCAAGTTTCAATCCAGTACGAATTTTATTGAAGAGTACACGCTTATCAGTGACACCTATTGTGTCAGGTACACCCGCAACGAAACCTTTTTGTTTCTTTCCTTTTTCGTCTACCCAATCATCAAAGTGACCATCTGCCGCAAGTTTGCGTAGAACAGATGCAGACATTGAATCGGCAGTCATCTGTTTTGCTTCATCAGAATCTGGGTCTGCACGATTGCCTGCGGATTTAATCTGTACACCATTTTCGAATTCATAGAATCCATGGCGACCTTTTACACCATTATATTTGTTTAGTAATGTATCAAACTCTGCAACTCTGTCACCACCAACAACCATAGTAATGTTTGTGTAGCCCATGTCATAGAGTTTGGTGATTGCGTCAAAAGATGTTTTGACTGATTTATCACCACTAATGCCTTTAGCGTAAGCACGAAATATCTTACGCATGAATTTTACTTTATCAGTAAAAGACAACGGATTCTTTTTTGGGTCCTCGGACTGTGATGGAAATACCATCAAGTCAGCACCCTGCGCCCGAGCAATATCGTCAGCCGCTTTAAGCAACTTCTCATGTCCTGTAGTTGGTGGATTGAATCTACCAAACGTGAACACAACCTTTTTTTCGTCTGCTTCTTTTAGTTGTTTAAATTTTTTCATTATCCGTTATCCTTTATTGATGTTCACTTAGACCAATTTTTGGCGGCAGTAAAGTTGTTATAGGAAAATGTCAGCCTATCAACTAACTTAACTGCGCTCCCACCGATTTTATCGACTGCTACGAAACCCTCTGGTTCTGTTACTTCAAAACCATTATCAGTTCGATTGAAAGTTTTAGTCAACTGTTTAACACTTTCAAGTTTTCGAACAACCAAAAGTTTGGCTTCAACAATCAATGAATAGAAGTCAAAAACTGCACTCAAAGTCTTTTGATATTTTTGCAATAACCTGACATATTCATCACGCAACTGCGCTTTTTGTGTCTTTGCTTTGTCCGTCTTCACTTTGGCAATTTGCTTCTCATTAAAATAGTTTTCAATATATTTAGTATATTCAGTACTTGCAGATTTAGGGTCAACATTCTTCTGGTCACGGATTTTAGAGTTAATAAATGTCTTAACACTAGCACCAGCAATACTACCAGATAGTTGCTCTTGCATTTTAAGAAGTTCTGCAAATTCTTTTGAGTTGATTCCTCGGAATGCTTTGCCCATTTTTGAAAGCACAACATCCAATTCTGTTGTCTCTTTTTTCGTTAGTGTACCAGAACCTGATACATCTCTGTAAGACGCATCTTGATACCATACATCTTTTGATTGACCAAGACCAGATACATCAATGTTGAATGATGCACTCATGTCCTGTAGTGTTGGACCACCTTTGTACTCGGTGTGAATAATGATACCAATCTCGGCATTCTTAATCTGTTTTGCCAAGTCTGAGTTCTCAGGGACAGCATACACAATGGTGTTTGGTTGAAACGTGATTAGTTTCTCGCCATTGATTGTCTCAGATTTCAAATCCTTTTTAGTATACATCAAGTCACCTTGATACACAGACTTACCTAGATTCAATTTCTGAAGATTGTCAAATGCCGATTTTAGTTTAACTGCAAGGTCACCTGAAGTGTCTGCATCAATGTCAGCATGTGACTTATATGTCTTTGGGTTTTTGTTGAAGATGCCTTTTTTGGCAACAAAGAACTTACCATCTTCTGGGTCTGTACCAAAGAAGACAGCAGGTGCGCCATCCCACTTGACTGTGATGTTTACTGAAGACGCCGCATCACCTTGAAGCATATCACGCAATGAACGCAAAAAGTTGACAGCCGCACGACCGCCAACGATACCGTTGTTAAATAGTTCATCTTCAAGATGCTCCAAGTGAAGGTTCTTACCTTCAGCCGCTTCATCTAATTGTTGGAATTGTGAGAAACTTTTCATCGACTTACGACCTCTACATTACGATTGATTCGTGATTTCTTAACAGCAAGAACACGCAGTCCAGGTACTTTAGAACCCTTGCGTGAACTGTCATTGCGAATTAAGAAATACACTTCATATTCACCCTTTAACTCTCTGGGACTTGTAATAATCTTTGTTACGTCAATTATAACAGATTCAGTATCAGCGTCAATGGTATATTTTCCGTTGTATGTTTTTTCTAGCACACAACCATTAGGGAGAATGTCTGTACCAAATACGACATTCTTGACTTCTTTGGCATCTGCTTTGACTGCCAAGTTTGGTGTGATTGTAAACACTGAGCGAACTGAAGGATGTGGTTCAACTTTGACTGTACCCTTCTTCTGTTCACGCTCTACAATCTTCTTCATTGTATCGCCCCAATAAGAATCAGCAGACTCCCACATTTCTGCTTTGTCTTTTTTGAGCGACAACGGGTAAACATTACCATCAGCATCAAATACGTTTACATCAGACTTCTTACGGTCTTTTGTATCGCCACCGACTGCTTCAGCACGGACTGCTTGAGGGACTGTAAATTTGCTTGAACCTGCACTGAAGACAAGATTCAAAGGACCGTTTGATAGTGCATCATTAATCATCTGAATGAGGATGTACTCATTCTCTACGCCTGCACTTGCTTTACCTTGCTTAGACTTTGGAGCGGCACCAATTGCGAATTTCCCAATACGAACCATACCGACTGAGGATGAACCAAAGTCAGGGTCGTAGAATGCACCGAATTGTGCTAGATGGGATGCTAGTTTTTCTAGGAGGGCAACACGATTCTCGTTGGTGAGAATCGAAAAGCGAGAACCGCTGATTGCTTTAAAATCTTCATAACCAATCTTTGCACATTCTGCTTTGAGAACGTCAAGACTGTCAGGTACGTTGAATGATTCTTTTGCTTCTTTTAAGAATTGACTGATGGTTTTAGATGCCATGTAGGATGCTCCAATATTAAGCGATATTCAAGTAGATATTCACTTATATTTATAAGACTTCTAACCTGCCATGTTCATCAGTCGTATAATAAACTGCTTTAAAATTATACTCATTAATAATATTATTACACCCACTACAAGGCTTTGCAAGCCCGTGAACATACTCATCAGAGAATTTATCAGGATGCTTCACACGAACAACATACAATTCACAATTCGACAAGATATCAGCATAGCCCATACGAATGCACTTTTTAATTGCGTCTGCTTCTGCATGTAGACAATGTTGACCATCACGGTAGCCACTGTTCAACATGATTGGATGTGTCTTATATGAGTTTACACCTACAGCAAGCAACTTGCCTCTACGGACAACCCCTGCGGCAAGTTTAAAGCGACCACCTGTACCCAAAGTTGATACTGCATGTTTTTCTAGGTACTTCAGAATTTTGGGTTGTATCAATTTAAATCACTGTTCCTCTGGGTTAAGATATCAACATAAAGATAGTTCCAACAAACATTAAAATACCCACTAGGGGTAATGTAATGCGCTGAAGTCTAAGATATTTTTTGTTACTTATCATTTTTGTTTCACCCCCTTAAAGGTAGAGCGGACCTGTCCAGCGAACTTCATATACATCATCAAACAGATTACCACGGGCTTTGTTGCGGGCAGGAGCATTGAAGCCAGCGGCTTTCAGAATGTCACCACGCTTGAACTTTGCATCATCGTCAGTATTGACAATGAAACCCCAAACACTGCGATTGGTAAGAATCTTAATGTACTTGTTACCAGGACGAACTTCAAGTCCGTTGATAAACTCATCAGCCATACGGGCTTGGACTTCTGTGCGGTTCTCAAGACCTTGAAAATTTAGATAGTCAGCAATGACCATCTGGCGAAGAGTTTCGAGGGCGTTTGTCATTTGTTCATTCATAATATATTCTCTCTTTCATCACGTTACATATACAGTATAGGGCAGAACGATAGTCTTGTCAAGGACTATTTTGGTTTAATTGCACATTGTTTCAAAGCACTCAACAGCCAGCGCACGTTCTTGACGGAACGCTTCCTTTTCCCACGGCAAGTCCATGTACTCAGTATTGCTTGAGACACGAGACCGCTTCCAACGCTGGTTGTAGTCTCTATCAAGCCAGATTTCTTTTCGTGCATACTGCTTCACATGCACCATCTCATGACACACTGTACTAATTAAGTCGTACATTCCCATACCACTCTTAATCTCCAGTTCAAAGTCACGATTTGTGTCACCCATCATGCAGTAACCCATAGCGTCTTTTAGATTCTTTACTTTAATCTCAATGTCTAGGGTTCTGAGACGGGGCATCATTTTACGAATACAAAATGCTACAGTCTGTTCAACGATATCTCGCTCAAACTTCTTACCGCCAGTAACTATCACCTGATTCATGCGTTTTTCTCTCTATTGCAGACAACGGGAAACTCTCAACTACATGGATAGTATAGTAGATTTGAGGGAGCATGTCAAGGAAAACCAGCCAACGTAAGTTGTTGATTTTATTGAAGTTCTTAAAATAGTTGGATTTATTTTGGTTAGTGAACACTAACTTTGATGAATTTTGGGCAAAAAAAGAGGGCGATGCCCTCTGTGGAAGAGAAACATCACCCTCTCAGGTGTCTATCGAATGCGGGTGGAAACCCCTACCAACGACTACATGCGCCGCGACCCGCTTTTCCTTTACTAGGATTGATTTGTACAATAAATGCTCCTACACTCCAAAGGCGATTATTTTGTACCTCGCCCAATTATTCTTTTGACACCTACTAACACTCACCCACACATTATGATTAATATTATTTATATGGCATTATACCAAAGTCAGGTGGGTTTTCACCAAATAATTTTGGTTATTTTTACTATTTGCAATCGAATACGGATATGTCCAAGTTGAAGGGAACATCAATAGACGACCTTTCTTTGCACTGACAGTATTCTGAACATCAAAGAAACCAACCTCAAAATCTTCATCATCAGTCAAGAACCAGATGAATGTAAGATAACGTCTTGCTTGTCCATAGTTCGTAATGTCGATATTAGTTTCACGAACATCATTATCATCACGGAACTGATAAACATAAAGGTCTTCAATCATACTACGTTCAGGAAAGATTGATTGATGTGGCATTACTGCCTTTGCATAAACAGGCAATGTTGCTTCAATGATTTTTCTCTGTGTTACAGAAATCTCTTCAAATGCCGCACTCATTTCAATATTGAGGGAAACAAACTTCTCTCCATTTGCACCACGAACAATATGATTGTCTGCATTTTCTAAAAACTTATTAATAATCTTATCGCAGTATTCTGGTGGCAATGCATCATCAAATACTTTGATATATTTTGTCAAACGGAAATCTGGCTTCTGCTCTTCTCGTTCCGCAATCTCACCAGTGAGTTCAAATTTATTTTTTAAATCAGAAACTGGAGTATCATATTTTTCTTCAAGTGAGATTGCACTTGCTTTTTTACCAACAGAATTACTTCGCATTATTTACTCCTTCAACCAAAAACGTTGGTGTGTTTCCTTGAAACCCACTACCACCATTAAGTTTTTCAGTCAATGCTGTTGCTTCTTGTAGAGACAAGCCCTGTGCAACATATTGATTCGTTTGCTGTTCGAGAACAGCGAAGGCGGCTTGAATTTGCACTACTTCATACATTGTTGAATTTTCCACTGAATTTGTTCCTTTTCTTTCCACTTAAACTAAATGCTTCATCTGCAACTGCTTGACCAAAACTAGACTTATCGAATGAAGGACCTGTATCAACCAAATCATCTTGCGCTTCTTGTTCACAGTCATACAGTCGCATCTTGCTTCTGTCTACACCAACAACAAATCGTTTGTGTAGACTTGGGTCACCGTATCGGTTCTTCAACTGCTTAATCATAATCTGACCAAGAGATTCAAGTTCTTCCGTACTAATCAAAGCAAACATAAAGTCTGCCGTTGCAGGTAGACCAAATGACTCTGAGGTATCTTCAAGACCAACATCAGAGTTGGAGAAACCACTACGAGTAGTTTGTGTAGCAGAAACGACAGGAACACCAAACTCTACTGCTAGACCACGCAACTCTTCTGCAATACTCTTAATCATAGTGTATGAGTTTGCATTGGCACCTGCTTTGATACGAGAAGAAGCACAAATGTTCAAATAGTCAATGTAGATGATATCTGGACGGAAGTTCTTCTTCAGGTTCAATTCATTCAACAAGTGACGGAAGTGACCAGCATGGGCAGATGCAGTAGGAAACTCTTTGACAATCAACTTACCTTGAGTCTTCTTTGCAACTCGTTCGATTTTTCTATCGTACATATCTTTGGATAAGTCAGATAGTTGGTCGATAGAAATGTCCAATAGGTTTGCATCAATACGTTCTGCAATTTTCTCTTCTGCCATCTCCATTGTGATGTACAGAACATTCTTACCGATAGATAAGTTTGCACCTGCACAATGACACATGAACAGAGATTTACCAACACCAGTACCAGCAAGAGCAATATTCAATGTCTTGTTTGGAATACCACCTTTGGTGATAGTATTCATCAACTCAAGGTCAAACGGAATCTTCTCTTCTACCCGATGATAGAAGTCAAATCGTTCATCTGACTGCTCAAGAAAATCGTGACCGATGTGACTATCAAAAGAGACCCCAAGAGCATCACTAAGAATTTTAGGGATTGCACCCTTTTCTTGTGACGCCTTTTCACCACCTGATTGGTCGAGAATTTGGATTGATTCCATAACAGCATTATAGACTGCCTTCTCTTGACACCATTCTTCAGTTTTCTCTAGGAGCCAAGTTTGGTTTTCTTGGCTGTCTGAGTTTTCGAGGGCTCCCGAAATGACTGAATTTGTTGCTCCGATTTCTGCTTCAGAAAGTGGTTTTTCACCCAACCCAATGATAATACCTTCTTTCGTAGGTACAGCATTATAGCGGTTAATGTAATCATGAACCTGACGATAAACGAGTTTCTCAGAATTGTCGTGAAAGTATTCTTCTTTGATGAAGGGGATGACTTTTCTGGCATAGTCTTCATTGAGAAATAGGTGTTTCAGTATTTGAGTTTCTAGCCGCATCTTTGTTCTTACTCTCCAAATCATGTTCAATAATGTCAATCAGGATATCACCCAAGACATTTTCAAAATTATAAAACTGCTCGTCCCCTAAATCTGCATCTTGTAGATTCATCGGTAAGGAGATTATATCATAGTCAAACACCATTGTCAAGCGTTCATCTTCATCAGTATTGATATCACCTTCGTCTGGATTGAATCCAACTTTACCATAGCGATAAATTACGTCCTTGTATTCGCCTTCGACAATCTTGACATGCATCTGGTCGCCCTCAGGCGCAAGTACGAACTCATACATGCCCTTTGGGTCAATCGCACCATCATCATACGTTCTCATCATCATTCTCCACAAGTGTTAATTCTTCTTCGTCAAATTGCGCCTGCAATTCTTGATACTCTTCTTCAAGTTCTTCTTCTGAAGGTTTACCGTACATGAAATTCTTAATAACAAACTTTTCAAGTTGTTGTAGAATATCATCAGTAAAGTACTTCTCTGGTGCAGAGTTGATTGCTTTACCGAATTGCTTTGAACCATCAGGTAGTTCATAGCGTGTAGATACTTTCTTAAAGATGCCAGATTCTTCTGCAAGTTCAAGTAGACCGTAGTATCGTGACAAACCTTTATCGTAAGTAACGAGTACTTCAACCATCTTGTTTTCTTTGGTCAAACGTGATTTGTGGTTCACGACTTTAATAATGTTACCGACAATTTCAGTACCATCTTTTTCTTTCTTCTTTGACAAGAACAAGATGTTTGATGCGGCATACTTTAGACCAGAGCCGCCAGACATTGCCTTCATTGGAATGTATGAACCAATAACATCATATGTGTGATTGGTAATCAACATAGGCACTTTTGCACGACCAAGTTTAAGTGTCAGTGTACGGAAGATACCACGAATCTTTGGTGCCCGTGTCATATCTCGCTTGTCACTACCACTCTCAGTGTCAGTCATTTCTTTGACTGTCGAAAGCATACCAAGACTATCTAGTACTAGACAGATAGGTTGACGTTCACTTTCTTTTTGTTCTAGGTATTTATCTAGTAGTTTGACACATTGTGTACCAAACTCTTCAATCGTTGCCACAGGAACAATAGCAATACGTTTAGTATCAATGCCACGTTCTGAAATCATATTCTTAGTCAATGCACTCTCAGATTCAAAGTAGATGACCCCACCAGTAGGATTATCTTTTAAGAATTTCTGGACTGCTCCTAGAATAAAGAAAGTTTTACCAGTTGCACTCTCACCTGCGAAAGCAGTAATTTTGTTGTTGGGAATCCCACCGAACAAACTTCCTGATACAAGAGCATTAAGCACATAACTGCCAGTATCAATATATCCATCTACATCTCCTGCTACAATACCATCTTCAACGACACCTGCGTATTCGTTGCCAATCGTCTTACTAAGACCGTTAAGAAAATCGCTCATTCTAACTCCATTCATTGTTGAGAATATAATACATTCTATCAGATAATAACCACTTTGTCAAGGACTTTTTACCAAGGTTTCTTAATTTTCTTAAATGGCTTTGAGATAGTATCTCCTGCTTTTTTGCCTGCGTTACCTACTGCTTTGCCTGTGTCTTTGACAACATCAACACCTTTGTCAACCACTTTAGTAGTTTCTTTTGCTACTGTGTTTGCGTCTTTGGTAACTGTTTTTGCAACAGTGTTTCCTGTATCAACAACAAACTCCTGTGCGGGCTTTGTATCTACGCTTACGCTTGCATCAACGTCTACACCAACACCAAGTGCTAGTTTACCGTCAATACCAACTGTAGCAACACCATCATCCATAGTAGCGCCGCCGCCTGCTTCAACGCCTACTTGTGCGCCAACGCTAACACCTGCTCCTGCTTGTGCGCCATTGCCTGAATCATCATAAGCACCAGTAGATGCACCTGCACCAACACTAGCACCAGCGATTGCACCTGCATGTGCTTCTGCACCATCTTTACCGACTGTTGCTTCAGCGCCAACATATGCGTGGGTTTCTGCGCCTGCGTGTGCTTCTGTAGTAGAAGTTACTCCACCAACTTTTGAAGTGTTTGATACGCCTGCTTCTACACTTGCACCTGCTTCAACGCTTGCGGATGCCGAAGCATTACCACCAGATACTCCAGCGGATGCACCTGCGTCTGCATGTGTGTCTGCACCAACGTGTGCTTCTTGTTCGCCAACTGCATTGTGGGTAGATGTGTCTACACCAGCATGGGCTTCAACACCTGCGCCTGCACTTACACTATCTTTGGTTTGTTCTGTACCTGCGGATGCACTAGCGCCTGCGTTATCGTTACCTACTTTTACTTCTTCAGACACTATGTTACTCCATTTCTCTAATTGCATTATTTACTTGGTCACTTGATACTACACCTTCACGCAACAGTTTTTGACGATTAATCATGTGCTTTGCTTGAATCTCTTCTTTGCTTCCACCAAAGTACGGTACACAATGTCCTTCTTCAATCATAATCTCAGTGACATTTTTATCTTCAACTTTGAAGTCACCCAAGATACGTCCAAACTTACCTTTTGCATCATACGCTTCACAGATTAGAACTTGCATACTACCAATTGGGAGTAAACTCTCAAGTCTATGTTTTGCGGCTTTTCCAAAAAGTTTTTCAACTTCGTCCGAGGTTCTACTTTCAGGTGTGTCGATACCCATAATTCGCACTCGCTCCTTATGGAGCCACACCCCGAAACCAAGGTCAATGTCAACGTCAACAGTATCACCATCAACAATCTTTGTAATTTTAACATCATAACTGTAATCGCTCATTTATTTTTTCTCCTTGAGTGCCCGTAGTTCGGGGTGGTTTCTATCATCTCTCACATCAGTTGGATATTCGACAAAATTGAATTCGCCAGTTTGCGCTTCATATTTCACCTCAACATCAGCAACCTTTACTTTTCTAACTTTATCAGACTGTACTTCAGTTTGTTCCACTTTGCTATTTCGTGCATCATCTGTGGGAACAGCATTGTCTGGAACACTACTTCCCATTTCTGCATATTGCTCAGTGTCAACTGTCTCAACTCTTCTATTGGGTCTATCATTTTGCTTCTCTTTCAGTCCTTGGTTTGCGGCAATCAAAAGTAAAATTGCCAGTGGGTCAAAGACGAATATTAACATCAAAATAACAATTCTAACAGAATCATCTAGGTTCGCCTCAGCATCATCTCCATATATCATTTCGGAGATGTATTTTATTGGTCCGAATTCTGCTTCCAGTTTTCGATACGTTGTCTCTAACTCAAACTTCTTTTCTCTGAGTTGAGTCAACTGTTCTTCAAACTGAGCAATCTGAGTTGAGTCAACTTTGATTGTTCCAATCTCGGACTGTAGTCTCGCATTCGCATCTGTAAGCACTTTGACTTCTGCCAATTGTGCATTACGCAACTCTTCTACTCTTGCTCTAACATCATCAACTCGGTCTTTGTTTCTCTCACGAAATGCATCAACTGCTTGTGAAGTTTTGCTTCCCCATGCACCATCTGGTTTAACGCCAATCAACGATTGGACTGCTTTAGTATTTCCATCTGCAATATACTTATCCAATATGATAAGTGGATTTTGTGCTTTTGCTTCTTCAATTAGTTCTGCATAACGAGTATTGATATCTGCAATTTGTTTCTTATTGTTATCAATTTGGTCGTTTTGTTTCTCATTGTTTACAACACCTGCTTCTGACAATTCCATAATACGGAATTCAATCTGTTGCATCTGGTCTTCTGTTCGCTCAAGGACTGCCAAGTTTTGGTCTGCTTCAGAGGTCTGTTGAATATGTGCCTTAGAGAGAAAACCAAAAATTCCCATACTTGTAATAAGCATGAGAACGATTACTGCAACAACAAAATACGATTTCAGTAGAACATTTGCAGTCTTCCAGTTTCGATACAACCATGATGCAGTAACCAACTTTGCAACTTCAAGTGTAGAACCCATGATAGCAACGGGAAGTACAGAAGCCGCAAATATAGTTACAAGTCCAATGATGGAGTAATATGCCGCAACCGCAGACAATGCAAGTGCAACAAAGAACACTAGATAAGTCATTGCTCTGCCCGTGTGATTGCCAACAATTTATCAATCTGAGACTGAATTGCAGGACCACGATTCTCCCACTTAATGTATTCTTTGTCTGCTGACTTTAGCAGTTTAACGAGAAGAGGCATAATCAGTTTTTCAACTTCAAGCAACTTCTCTTTAACATCTTCTTCAACTTCAGCCTTGCGGATTTCAATCTCTTTACTCTGACCAGCGATTGCATCAAGCAACATATCAATCTTGTTTTCTAATCGACTGACACCCTCAGTGTTTCCTGCAACTGCTTCTGCAACTGCTTCAGATAGACCTGGGTCTGCTTGCTTTAAATTGACTTCAGATTCATCAACTGCGCTGAATCCAAAGTCTTCGGTTAAATTTAAATATTCCTGTGGTATGTTTGACATTACCAGAAGTCCTCCAATGAGACGCCTTGTTTCTCTGCTTTCCAGTTAATCGCATCAAGTATAACCTGCAATGGTTCAACATACGACTTAGAGAATTGCAACTCATAGTCAATGTAATCATGCAGTTTCAAGTCTTTTGGTAGACTTGACGGGAATGCAATAGTATTTTGCATTGATGGATTTGGTTCTTTCAAATACAAAAACCGAATCTTCTCACCCTCTTGTACGATTGGAAAACGCTTATCAAGACCTTGTTTTTTAATCATGTGATTATACACAAGAGTACCACGAACATGCATTGGTGTACCCTTAGTGAAAATACTTACGCTACTTCTATATTTAGCCAGATTGTTCACACCCCTTGGGAATGAAATCTCTTCGGGCGGCAACTTGAAGAATTGGTCTTTGAATGTACCGATAAAAGATTGAACCTCTGTTTCAGTACCTTGCATGATAATCTTCAGTGCTTCTTTAATCTTATCACGACATACGTTTGGTGTTGAAGATTTAACTGCTTCAATGCCCATGATTTTTAACTTAGGTTCAGCATAACGAACACCTTCCATATCATAAACATTTAGAATGTATCGTTTCTTTGCAGTCCAGATGCCCTTATCAGCAATTGCCTCTCGTGCCATCTGCATCTTTTGGTCAAACGCATTTACATACGAAGCAAGAGTTTGATAAGACTTATCAATAAACGGTTCAATTTTAGTGGTAGCCACTTTATCCAAGAAGGCAACGATTTTATCAGTGTCTCCTCCATTCGGATACACATTATCAACCAACTTGTTAAAACGGATATATACCGAATCTGTATCGGACGCAACGACATAATCTTCTCCTTCAGTTTTGAGCAATTTATTCATGTACTCGTTTATATATTTCTCAATCCAACGAATGCTGACCTGACCAGATAGAGTAATCGCTTCAGCCATACGCAAATCGTAGTGACGGAAGTACTGGTTACCGATAGCGCCATAAGCAGAGTTCAACTGAATCTTCTTTGCCATCTGCGTATTGTTATATGTAGATACCTTGTATTCTAGTTCTCTACGCTTGTCGGCATTCTTTTCGACTTGCAGTTCACTTTGCGCCTGAAGCATCATCTTCTTGTATCGCTTACGGTCATCATACATCTTCTGCATCATCTCAGGCAAGAAACCTTGCTTGTCAGTGCGAAACATTGCACCGTTTGCACAGATAGTCTTACCATCCAAATGAGACAGGTCAATTTCTTGATTGAGAAGCATATCAACATTCACGTTCATACGCTCATTTTGCAACAGCGTTTCTGGTGAAATATTGTACTGCATAATCAAGTGAGGATACAGAGAGTTCAAGTCAAAAGACATAACCCATTTGTGCTGACCAACTTGTGGGTCTTTCACATATGCACCAGCGTACTTGTCATTCTTTGCAGTAGACTTTTTATCAGGCAGAACAATATAGTCTTTACGCAAGTGGTTGAAGATTAGAGTATCCCACATGCGAACCTGTGAGAATACGTCATTGATATTAACCTTAGCGTCATACGCAAGACCAATAACCATGTCAATCAACTTCATCTTTTGTTCAAGTTTATCAACAAGTTCAACGTCACGAATGTTGTATTCAATGTACTTTTGAAAGTCAGTCTTATACAACTGATGAAGGGTTTCTACTTCAGAGTAATCAAGTTTACGTTCACCAAGTTCAACGTGGCAAATGTAATCTAGGCGATAACTCTCTTGGTTGGTGTATGTAAATTTCTTGTACAGTTCAATGTAATCAAGTACAGAGATACCAGTCAAGTCATAAGAGATTAGAGTTCGACCCATCATGTTGACTTTGCGTTCGCCAACAATTTTCCAAGGCGAAAGACGTTTTGCATCTTTCTCACCCATGACCTTTGAAATACGATTGTACAGATAGGGGATATCAAAGAATTGAATGTTCCAGCCCGTGAGGATATCTGGCGCAACTGCTTCCCATACATCAAGGAACAAGCGACACATTTCGTACTCATCATCACAGTGGACGTATTCTAGTCGGTCATATGCACTACTGTCGAATGGTTGACAACCAAACACAAAGTACTTGCCTTTTGCTTTGAATGTGATTGCAGTAAGTTCTTCATCTGCTTTGTCTGGGTCTGGGAACCCGTTTTCTGAACCAACCTCAATATCAAGGTTAGCGATAACCATGTTGTATTTGTCATACTCAACAACATCTGGATATTCATCAGAGATATAGCAATATGTGTAGTTCTGATACCCGTAGATTTCAAAACCTTCTACGTCTGCATATTGCTTCACCCAATCACGAGTGTCACGAATGCCACCTGGCTGGATTGCACCAACAGGCTTGCCTTCTAGTGTTTTAAACTTAGTTGGTTTATTTGTAGGAATGAACAGCGTGGGTTTGTACGGTAGACGGTACTGTTTACGCTCACCTCTGTCATATTCTCGCACAAGCAAATTATCGCCAGATACTTGAACATTAGTATAAAATCGCATTATTTAGAACCCTCACAGTTTTATTTTCAATTCTCTCGTCAACCGTTATTTGGCAACTTAGACGACTATTATAGTCTACATTTGCTTCAATGTCAAGTGTTATTTTCTCGAATTCGTCCTGAAGTAACATGCTAAGTTCAATGTCATCAATCTGAACATGGCATGTGCCACATAGGCACTCACCACCACAATCACCCATGATGCCAAGGGCAAGCATAAGATTATCTCCTATGCTTGCCTCATGTTCCTTCTTCTCACCGTTCTGTATACTATAGAATTTTATCAATTTTAAAGAATCAGTTGCTTCTTTGGTGGTGTAATGATGCCGCTACCAAAATGAGTATTATACTCTTGCAACAAGTCACCGACGGGTGTGTTCTCAAATACAATATTCTCACTCTTAATCAAGACACCCTTATCGTCTTGCGTACCTTCAACATACGGCATCCAAGGATGAATGCCGATGCCACCTTGCCCATTGGGAATCAAAATTGCACAGTGAAGATAACGACCTTCTTTCTTTTGTGCAACAATCTCTTCGCCCGTACTCAGACGAACAATAACAACATCACTCATATTATATCCTTAATCAAACAGTTTGTCAAATGTCGCAGGACCTGCAACACCATCAGCAACGAGTCCATTTGCACTCTGCCATTCTTTTAGTTTACGTTCTGTACCTGGACCGAAGACACCATCTGCGGCGATACCAAGTCCTTCTTGCATTGCCTTAACGCCAGCACCACGCATTCCTTTGCGTAGAATACCGAAGTCATCAGAATTAACTTCTGGGTCTTCTTCACCAACATGCGTGTCATGTTCTTGGGAATGCATCTCACCCATTGCGGCAAGTGCAACTTTCCAATGATGAACTCGGTCTTCAAGTCCAATGTAACCACCATTGATGCGCTTGGTCATTGTCTTGATATCACCAGAATCAGCATACTGGTTCAACTTGTTTTTGTTCCAGAACCAGATAGCAGACATTAGTGCTACTGTCTTATCATCTGAAACTAGGTCTGGGTTGTTGATTGCATCTACACCCATGTCGGCAGAAAAGGATGCGTAGTTTGCTTTACCTGTTAGTTGGATAGGACCGCGACCACGATAACTCCAACCATCGCCACTATCTGTATCACCGTTAGACATGCGATTAGCGTATACCACATTGGCAATTTTTTCAGGCTGACGAGCATATTGTGTAGCATCACGACCTCCACGAACAAAGTATTTACCAAAAACTGCATCAAGTGATTTTGCAGAGTAGTTTAGATTTTCTGAAAAGACTCGCCATCCACCACTTTCATGACCACACTGGGCAATAAAAGAAGCAATACGTTTTGGAGTATCAATTTCATATTTTGGACAGACTTCCGCCATAGCATCAACCCAGCCCTGTGGGTCTTTACAATTAGGAAACATTTTAGCGAATACATCGCCAGTTAGGGGGAAAGACATGTGATAATCCTTTTTGATTTATACGGTATGGGGTGAGCATTACACCCACCCCAATGTGTGATTTACTTCAGCACAATTCGCTTAGGTTTATGTTCTTCTGGTGTGTACTCTTCAAGTACAATTGAGAGCATACCATCAGACATTTCTGCTTCAATAACTTCTACGTTATCAGCAACCTTGAATTGATGTTGAAAGTCTCTATTAGCAATCCCACGATACAGCCAAGTAGTGTTAGTGTCTACTTCTGCTTCCAACGGATTACCAGTGACCCCCTTAACAACTAAGGTGTTCTTAGCATGTTCAATAGTAATATCAGACTTCTTAAAGCCAGCAACAGCCATGTCAATCGAATAACGATTGCCAGTCTTTGTGATATTGTATGGGGGGTATTTGATGGCGGTAGTTCGCTTTGCGAGTTTTTCTACGTCATCGAAGATGCGGTCGAAGCCGACCGAGAATGGGTCAAATACTCTTGTCATTTGTTTTCTCCTTTATTAAAAGCAAGATTATTATGAAAGTGTGATACCCACAGAGTGGCATATCACAATTTTATTTATACGCCAGTTGAACCAAAACCACCATCTCGGTCAGTTTTTTTCGCTGGCGAATCTACTAGAGGCATAATTGCAAAGTTTGGTTGATACACAAGTTCTGCTTGACAAATGCGGTCACCATTATTAATAGTGACTTTTGCATCTGAAATATTTGTAATCATGGCGAAAACTGGTTCAACATAATCCTCATCAATTACACCTTCAGCATTAGCAAGAACTAGTCCTTGCTTTAACGATAGCCCAGACCGTGCATGTAAGCGTACACTACACTGATTTGGGATATCGAAAATCAAACCTGTTGGGATTAGATATCTAGCCCCAGGCTCTATTGTAATCTTACCCGCAATAACAGGTGTATCCATCTTCTGATTCATTGAAGAGAAGCATTTAACGGATACACCGTCTTTTAGATATGCATGTAAATCAAAACATGCAGAACTGGCAGTTGCTACTACTGGGTCTTGAACATCATCTGAAATCTTGTAGTACCCAAGCGGGCGTTCAATTGTCATTTGCATAGAAGTGTTATACCTTTTTCTTACCGATGTTATATTTTGCAATCAACTCCCAATCACCGCGGTCTTTGTAGTTCAGAATTTTAATCTGGGACAAAGGGGCAACAGGGTCTTCAATCTTCTCTTTGCTAACTACTTTGATGAGATTCCACTCAACTAGCAAATTGATAATAGTATTACGCCGTGCAATATCTCCTTCTGCAAAGTTTGATGGCTTGCCATCTAAACCAAACAACTCTTTAAAATGCACGATATAGTACTTGCCCTTCTTATGAAGAATGTGACAAGACTGATATAGTTTTTTGTCTTTACGGGAAGCAACTCCAATACGAGTTAGGGTTTCACGCACCTTCAAGAAGTCATCTTCTTTTTCTAGGGTAACCTCCACAAGGTCTTCTACTGTGATGTTCATTTTTTCAATCCACCTTTTTCAAGTTTATTTGTTATTTCATTAATCTGGTCATTGGTCAATATCGCAAGCGTCTCTTCTGCTTTTCTGCGACTGTAACCGTAGAACTGTTGAATGATTTGTACTTGGTCGTTCTTCTCTGGTTTAATCCATTTCGAAAAGCGTTTGCGCTTTCGTATTGTATTTAGTAGAAACTCATATTGTAGTTTCTTATCCAGAAATGAGCGAGAGTTCATTTCATTCGCCATACCTATAGTGTCTTCAAAGTAAGATAATGAACGATTGGCAAGAAAGGCATCATAACCTTTTTCTGCCATTTCGTCATTCTCTGTATCCCTCATCATATTCTCTTTTGAGAAATTGATTGAGTTTACATAATCGAATGGACTACTCATTATATATGCTCCTTACAAATACTCACATTCCACCATCAGTTCTGTCAGACACGCAACTAGATTAATTTCTTGGTCAGCAACGAAAGCAGATTTGTATTGGTAATCTGCAATCGTTACGACCAATTGGGGGATTGAACGAGGCGCAATGTATGTTGATGCGCTATCGTACAGTGAACGATACAATTGCACTGGGTCATTATCAATGTTCAGTGCAACCCATTTACGAACCTCTTTGAAGTTCTTTGCCTTCAGTTCAGTCATAAGGGTCTTGACGTTTGCATCTGTTGTTACCGTCAGAATACCTTCGTCAATTGTACCACTCGCACCATATCGCTGAAGTTCATTCAGAATACGGCGGTTGTCGGGAAAGTGTCGGGTGACAAGTTCTACAACAACTTTCTCATTGGTAGTAACCTCTTCTGTCTTCAAGATTTCCATTACACGCTTAAAGAATTGACCTGCAAGTTTAGGCTTTTCAGAGTTGTCAATCTTAAAGTCGATAACAGAACACCGTGAATGTAGAGGTGCAATGATACGGTTCTTGAAGTTGCATGTAAGAATGAAAGAACAGTTCTTACTGAATTCTTCAATAAACCCACGCAATGCTGGTTGAGTTGATTGTGGATTTAGATAATCAGCCTCATCCAGAATTACGACTTTACGCCCCCCACCGAGCGATACGGTAGACGCAAAGTTTTTGATATCGTTACGGAGTGTATCAATACCACCGTTCATAGAACCGTTGATAACGATATAATCCGCACCGATTTCTTCACACAAAGCACGGGCAACAGTAGTCTTGCCTGTACCTTGTGTTCCACTCAGGAGCAGATTAGGAATTTCACCATTGTCTACAAACTCCTGAAAAGTCTTTTTCATGCCTGCGGGCAGAATAGTGTCTTTGATTGTCTTCGGGCGATACTTCTCAACCCATAAAAATTCTTCACGCATATTCATCACCTAAAATTTAGAATTAAGATTTATAGTTCGAAGCCTGTTCGGTGGTAATGTAGTAAGTTGCTTTCTTACCAGACCAACGACTAATACCCTTAGATGTAATCTCTACATCGTAGTCACCTGCAACCATCTTCAAGTTTTCTGTACGGAAAATCATCTTGTAGTTTGCAGTGGACTCAGTATCAACGTCAACGTCAAATGTGTTTGAAGTTTGGTTCTTACTATCGAATGCAGTCAAAGTAATTGATTCACCAATCGAACCGACCACAGCAACTTCTGGTGCCGCAAGAATAGATGCCGCACGGAGAACCTCAGCAACCTGACCTTGAGTGACAGTGAATTTGATTTCAGCATCAGCAAGCAGTGGTGATAGGTCTTTATCAGGTGGAGTGATAATCATAGACTTATCAGTGTAGAAGTATTTTGATTTGTTCTTACCACTAGAAATGGTAACAGACTTATCACCGAAATCAAAATCTGGGTTCTCAAATAGAGAGACTGTAGCCAAGAATTGGTTCAAGTCATAAATTGCAAATGCAGTGTCAAACTCTTCTACAAGTTTCGCTTCAGCAAGAATATTCTTCTGGCTGGATACAGTACGCAAAGGCAATCCTGGGTCAACTGCAATACCAGTATTGATTGTAGAAAAGTTTTTTAGAACCGTCAAGGTTTCGCTACTAATCTTCATTATTGTTCTCCGTTCATAATTTTGTCGGCGTTAATCAAAGTTTGTTGTACCCATTTGGCACATTCTTTTGCTGTCAGTGCATCATCCCCAACAGCAGGTAGTCTGTCATCAGTGCCGATTCCTCGAATCACTGAAGCACACAACATCATGGCAGAAGACATAATCAAGGCAACATGAGGAAGACCACTGCCACCCTCATCACTATCATAATCACGTCCACGCTCAAAGTCTTCAATATGGCGCTTGAGACTATCAATCATTTGCTGGTAGGGTAGACCCTTTTCCCAGTTACGATTTTCGTATTTCTTTGCACCATATTCAAGGGCGGCGGCACCAGCGGCAAGTGCCTCAAGAGGTAACTGCCTGAAGTATGGTACGCCAATCGCTTCACGCATTGCACCACTCTCAGACTTATTCCACGGTTTACTCATCGGTTCTCCTTCATAATTTAATAGTATTATACATCAAAAAGAACGGGATGTCAAGCAAAACCTGACTCCCGTTATTTTATTTTTAGAATGGGGTGTAGTCATCTTTGGGAGCAGAAGCAACTTCTGCACCATCGCCAGCACCAATCACACCAGCATCAAGTTTGGTGTAGAGGTCTAAGAATGACTCTTTGGTTTCAGCATCAAAGCGGTTCACACACAATTCAATCGCCTTCATTTTATCACCGAAGATTGAGTACGCTTTTGCAATGTGAACCAAGCGGCGAGTCGCAATGATTTCATCCACACCACCTTCGTAGAAAGTCTTACGAATGATATCAGCCCAGTCAACCAACTTGCCGATGAAGCCGTCATCCTCAAGGTTCAAAGACTTGAACACCTTGTCGAGGATTTTCTTCTCAACAGCATTGGATGCATACTCTTGCTCAACAGTAATTGGGAAACGCTCAAGGAACGCCTCGTCCAGAATCTGGGCGGCGATAAAGCGACCGTCATCTGAACCCTTACCTTTAGTGTTGGCAGTGGCAACAACATTGAAGCCTTCAGCAGGACGCACAACTTCACCAGTCTTTTTGTTGATGTAGTTCTTGCCTTCCATGATTGCCTGAATAGCAAGCAACTTGTTCGAACCACGGTCAATCTCGTCCAGAACCAGAACAGCACCGCGGCGCATAGCATTCAGAACAGGACCTTCACGATAAACCACGTTACCGTTGACTAGTGTATTGCCACCAATCAAATCATCCTCATCAGTCTCAATTGAGATTGACACCTTAATCATTTCACGACCAGATGCCGCACATGCCTGTTCGACCATGAAGGTCTTACCGTTACCAGACAGACCAGTAACCATGACAGGATAGAACATGCGAGAAACGAGGATGTTTTTCAGGTCATTGAAGAACCCGAAAGGAACGTACAGACTATCTTTTGCAGGAACAAAGTTCTCAGTAACAGTCTGGGTCATTGTCAATGGACGCATTTCAGCAACTGGTGCGGCAGACAAAGTAGGTGCAACAACTGGTGCGGCAACTTGAGCGACAACATTGTTAGTGTCGAGGGATAGACGATACTGCCCACGACCAACTCGCAGACTGCTATCGGCATAGATGAAACGAGGACGCTTTAACCCCATCTGTTCAGCAAGGTCGACAATTTGTTCTTTGGTGACAACAGCACCGAACTTTTCAATAGCGACTTCAACAAAGCGGGCTTGGGTTGAGGTAAGATTTTTCATAATATAGTCTCTTTCACAGTTATCAAAAGGGAGTCAATATCCCCACATCACTTATATAGTATATCAAAGCACCAAGGGATTGTCAAGGTTTATTTTGGTTTTCCTTGGTTTGTAAGTTGTTGATTTTATTAGTATTTCCATTTTTCATCAAATTATTTTGGTTTTTCTCATCAGAAAGCAGGTCTAGTACACTCAACCAATGTTCCATACCCATGACAGACTTTTTCCTAAGACAGGCAAGGTATTGAACATATGCGTTTTGCAATTTTAGGTCAATATTTTTAGTCACTTAGGATACAATCTCCATCACTCGGTTCAACAAAACACGGTTTGCAGTCTTGGCATTTGAAGCCTTCATGAATGCCGTTTTCAACTTAGACTTGCTGGCACCAGCATCAACATCAAGACCTTCAGGTGCGGTTTCTAAAGCACTACCACCTGGGATTAGGAAGTAACTATCATAGCCAGCAGACTTTACTTCTAAGAACTTGTTGGAGCGAATATCACGCACAATCTCAGAATCATAAATTCCAAATCGTGCCGCCTGTGACTTAATTTCACGAGTCTTGTTCGGCATGATAAAGAAGCCTACGGTATTCACATCACAACGGTCACCAATCGCCTGAAGCAGTGCAGAGGTCAGTCCAGAATCACGGTAA